GTCGCGGCCCGTTTACTTTAGGCCAAGACACGTTTTAGGCCAACACTTTTCTAATACAAACCTGCGTTATTTCGTAGCCCTCACTTGCAAGAGCCTTCGACCAACCAGGACGGCTTTCGATTTCCGCCGCACGCGCTCCATTGGCGCGTCCCCAAATCTCAACGGCGTAGATTAGTTCTTTTATTGCGTTCAATTCACCCGCAGCCGCCCACCCGTAAACTTCGGTAATTCCAGACGGGTACTTTTTGAGTTCAAACAGTATCGCCGCTTCGTCCGTGCCCCAGCATCGCCAACTGCCGATCATCACGCAGCTGTCGATGTATTCGGGCGGGTATTTGTCAGGAGCGAGGGACGTAAACTGTTCGCGGAAGGGCTCGTAAGCCTCCCATGCTTCGCGGATCATGTGACGCGCACCTTCAAGCTTGAACCAGTCCGATAGAGCTGGCCCACTGCTACGCCGCCTGTTGCCGCAGCCGCATCGTCGGGAAAGTCTTGTAAAGCGGCCCAATTGGTCGCCTTTTCCAGTTCATCAGCGCGCCCAAGAAGATCGTTCACCGCATTCGCGATCTTGCGAGGCCAATCGTCCGTGCCGAATGTTGTCGGAACCTTGGGCCAGCTCATTGCTTTCGCAGCCCCCCGGCGCTTTGTTCGATCTCGAACCCGTCGATATAGGTCCAATCCGGGTTATCGATCGTCCAATCGAAGGTCAGATACTTGCCGTTCGCCTGAATCGGGATGCGGCCCGATGCCTGCATGTTGCTTGCCGCTCGATCCTGCCCCCGGTCCCCGCGCCGCTGGGCCTGCGTCACCTGACACGTCACACCCGTAATCGCATCCGTGTCCGGCCATACCGCTCGCATACGAGTTGTCCGCACGCCGTTGGGCGGAAATTCTCCGGTCGTAATGCGCGCCACCATGTTCGCGCCTACGAGAACACCGATTTGCCCATTCTGCACGACATAGAATCGCGGTGCCCCGCCACTCCAGCGCGGATCGTCAAGCGAAATTGGCATCGCGTCGAGGTCGGGGTAGATCGCCGCCAGTGAATCCAAGTCGGTGCTGTTCTCGAAACCTGCAAACAGACCATCGAACGGCAGCGAAAGGGTCGAAGCTTGATCCAGCGACCAATCGTAAACCCAGACCGTTCCGATCTGGCCCGGTATCCCCCACATGACGCGCGTGTTCTTCGGATCAATTACCGACCACAAACGCTCGAAATCATCCTCGCCCAAGCTATCGCGAAAGCTCTTATCGAACTTCTGATCCCCGATGGGGCGCGGTGCCTGCCCGTTCTCGCAAGCCATGAAGCCGCGATCCGATAAATAGAACACCGACGAACCCGCCCGTGCGATTGAGGCCTTGGAAGCGCAGCCGAAATTATGCCCGAACGGGTCAAACTGGAACGGCGCGTCCGCATCCCCGGTGCGCGACATGCGGACAAGCCGCTCGCGCTGGAGGATCACCCCGTATTCACCTCCGACAACGCCCATGACCTCGCCGCCTTCGAGGCCCGTCCATTCGCCCGACTGGTTCGTTCCAACCGCCCAGCCCGTGTGATCGTTGAACGCCGACCAGCGAACCCGCAGGATGTTGCCGTTCGGCTGCGTGCCCACGACATGATCGCCCACCACATCCACGTCCACCAGACTAGGTGCGCCGGTAATCTGCGAAGCCGTGGAGCCCACAAGATCGACCTGATACGTGGTCACGCCGTTCGCGCAGACCGCGAAATCACCGAATTGCGCGAACCGCCAACGCCCACCAATGGACAGGGCCACCAGCAAATCAACCCATGACCCGCCCGATAGCTTTACAAGGCCATTCGAGGTGCCCACAAGCAGCGATGCCGTGCCGTTGGAGGCAATGAAGCTGGAACCGCCCTTGAACGCCGCAGGAAGGGCGTCAGAGACGGAAATGAATCCTTGGGCCGCCCGATACCCATTGCGCGCAGGATAGACGTTCTCCGCCCTTGTGAGGACATCACCGCGTGGTAGCTGGTCTGGCAGGAAGGCGGGCAAGGCATACTTCATTCGCTTTGCCCTTTCGCCTTGAGTGTGCTAGCCGTGGTGTATGGCTGAAATCGAATTTGACGCGAATGGTGCTGTGGGCAGGTTGCTGTCCTGCCCTGTTGACCGAGACGCGAAACGTCAGTGGATGCAGATGACCACTGATATTTTCGCGCTCCGACATGACCCGAAACTTATGGAAGACTTTGTGAAGCGGCGACGGCACCTTGACTTGGAAGCCGAATTGCGCACCACCGACTGGAAGAATTAGATACGCGCGCCGCGAACCTGCCTGAGCCCGGTCGGTACAAGCGGCCCCGCACCCCAGCGGTTTTTCATGCCGCTGTCATTGATTGAGGCCATCAGATCCCGTGCGATCGACAGGTTCATCGCCGAACGCTCACTATCGCCCGTCTTGTTGAACAGCACCGACAGGACGTAATGCAGATAAACGTCGGGATGCTCGTCCAGCAGCCAGTTCGTCGGGTTGTCTTCCGTCAGCGACGGGATGCGCGCGTAATACAGCACCTTCGCCTGAAACGATCCGACCGGTCCCACGATGATGCGGCGGTTCTCGATCGCATAGGCAGCAGGCGTTCCGCTCACGCCCTGATAGGTCGAGCGCAGTGTTCCAGGCGAAAGCGTCGTCACCGGCTGATCGGGTGAGCCCTCCGCATAGATACGGCGCATCTGAAGGAAGTCGTTCGGAAGGTCGGTTTCCTCGGTCGTGATGTCGAGGATGGCTTCGGTTTCCATCTTGGGCACGCGCAGTTCGCGGTTGAACGCGGCTTCAGCGCGGCCGATGGCCCGATAAATCTTGTCTGCCGGATAGGCATCATCATCCATCTCGTCGCGTATTTCAGTGACAAGATCGATAAGGTTGGAAATCGCATTTGCGGGCGATGTTATGACGGCAATACTGATAGCAGCCTCCTATCCCGCAATGGAAATGGGGCGGCCACTAAAGCCAGCCCCATCCCTGTTGCTCTAAATCAGAGCTTCGGCTCGTAAGACGCCTTGATCGCGGTGATCAGGTCGTCCTTCGATTTCAGCTCGCGAATATCGACGTGCTTGAGGATAGCCACCGCCTGAAGCGCCGCCTTTTCAGCAGCCTCCAAGTTGGCATCATCCGGCACGCGGTCCTGCTGTGCCGACATAGCCGCCGCATCGGCAGGCTTCACTTCGGTCCAGCTATCGCTAGGCGTCCGCTTGATCTTGGTCTTCTTGCCGTCTTCGTCTTCGGTTTCCATTTCGGTGGAGAAGGCGAAAACCTCCCCCGCAGGGACGTAGTAACCCGGAGCCGTGGTCGGCGACGGGCTGGTGTAGTGCTTAACGCTCATTGGTCAGCCCTCCTTATCGACGTGCCGTCTGACGGGCAGCAGCCACGCCAGCGGTGATTTTGCCAGCGGTCGGTGCGGTGCCAGCAACCGTGTATTGCAGGCGAACGAAGCGCTCGTTGGTCCCACCCGGAATCGCTTCCGGGAGTAGATATTCAGCGCCCGATGCCATCTGCGTCAGCGTGTAAGCGGGCGAAGTGAACACGGTATTCGGCGACGAGAACGCAGCGTTGTCGTCGGTCTGCACGCTGATCGTCAGCGAAGTGAGGTTGTTGAACGACTGCGGCACGGCAACGGCCAGCGGGATGGTCGTCCCGAAGCCGATGTCGCGCGCCACACCAAGGTCAATGACGTTGGTGGAGGCTGCGGTCGCGGTGATAGCTTGTCCATCGCTGAACAAATTCGTGCGATCCATAATCATTGAATTGCCTTCCTTTTTATGAGGCTGTAAAAGGTTTTTTCTAAATCTCTGGAGTATTCCACGATGGCCAAGACTGGCATTGACCCCGAAATCATCAAGGCAAATGCGCGCGCTCGGTCTAAGCGATACTATGAGAAGCACCGCGAGAGATTGCTTGAAGAACACCGTGTCAGGAACGCTACTCCCGAGAAGGTCAAGTACCGAAAGGACCGATACCAAGCCAACCGCGAGGCCCGTCAGGAATATGACAGGCAACGCCCTCTTGATCACAAAAAGCTGTACAGCAAACTCAGGAACGACCCGGAAAAATGGGCCGCAAATCTTGAGTATCGTCGCCATCGCAACAGCGGTATTTCCGCTGAGGACGAAGCGCGGCTTTTAGTCTTACAGAACAACGCTTGCGCTGTTTGCGAAAGACCTTTTACCGACCTGAAAATCAGGCGCGACCATTGTCACGATACCAAAACCCCGAGAGGGCTGCTGTGCCACGTTTGCAATACCATTGAAGGGCAGATTAAGCGTATGAACATTTCGCCCAGAGAATTTGCCGCCAATCTGACGGCGTATTTAGAAGAACCTCCGTTCAGTCGGCTTCCTACTGAACCCGAGCCTCCGCGTTGATGATTGCGTCGGTCATGCGGATGGGCAGGCGGCGATAGGTCTCAATCATCTTGCCTTCGAGGTCAGCCGGACGAAGTTCGACCTTGTTGTCGTTGGTCGTCTGGGCGTCCAACGCTTCCATGACATCGCGGTTGAGGTAGATGACCGAACGCGCCCCGTTGGCACCGCCGCTGGCAAGATAGGCATCCGCCATCGCGCCATCATAGGTGCTGTGGACACGATACATCGCCTTGCGAAGCAGAGCGTAGATATCGACGTTCCCGGCGCGCAGATCGGATACGTCAAGGTTCGCAATGCGGACGTTGTAACGATAATCGCCGGTGGTTACGCCCACGTCCTGGCGGAAGTATTCCTCCTTGACGTAGTATGGATTGCCGAGATCGTCGGTCGTGCGCTGCTCGCCCTTGTCTTCCCGAATGATGCCCGCGCGCGAGCCTTCCGGATAGAACAGGCCGGTCTTGCCGCGACCCCACCCGATCAGCCAGATCGAGGTGTTGTCCACGCCAGTACCGCCCGCATCAATCACGTAGCTCTTGCCGTCTGCGGACGGAGCGAGCGAGTTGTAGCGAGCCGCAATCCCCTTGAACCGCTCTGGCGTCGTGGCCGTGTCGGCATAGAAGAAATTGGTCTGCACATCCTGCGCCATCGCTTCGCGGTGGGCATTCGCCTCGTCGGCGCGAGCCTGAGCCGGGTTCTTCTTGTAGTTGAGAAGCCGGGTATCGACGGTAGCAAGGCTTTCGACAAAACCGCTGGTGTCTTCCACCTGCTGCTTGGTCGATTTGCTCTGCGGAATACCCTGATAGAGCTTGCCCCAAGTCGGCTGCGGAAGCCCGGTGCGGGTCACGTTAAGGTGGGAGAAGCCGTTGTTCGCTTCCTCGACATACGCATCGCGCATGATCGGGTTGAGAACGGTCAGGGCTTCGATGGTCGGAAGGTAGTTCCCGTTCTTATCGACGCTCTTGAAGTGGTCGATCAGGCTCGGGAACGAATTGCCGATAGCGGCCATAGTCGTTTCCTATCAATCGTTTGGATACTGGACCTTCAGCGGGTCGATTTCTTTCTGCGACGCCGCTGGATTGCCCGGTGTGTTGGGGATCGGAGGCCGCTTGTTCTTCGCTTCGCGTACAGGCTTCATCTTCGCCTTATTGAAGGCGTCCACCTGCGCTTGAAGCGCGTCCCGTTCGTCGCGAAGTTCCTTGAAGGCTTTGAGGGCCAGCAAGTCGCTCGCATTGGCTTCCGGCAAAAGTTCTTTGGGGTAGAATTGGCTCGCGATGGCCGTAAGCTCTCGCTCAAGGTCCGCGTGTTTCTCCTCATCGAACCATTCCGGCATTTCGGCGCGGAGCCTTTCGGCGTCCTGCTGTCGTGCCGCGTTGTCCTGATCGTCGCGTATCCGCTGGGCGCGCTGGGCGTGGTCCTGCGCGGCCTGCTGCAACTGCTGTTGCTGGGCTAGGCCACGGCGATATTCCGCCTGCTGCTGCTGGTATCGAACCTGATCCTGGGGGTTGCCCGTGTAGAGCAACTGGTCGTCCGGCTCCTTCGGGAAAAACTGCTGCGCCAGCATCTGGTATTGCATCGCTTGCTGTTCGGAGAACTGGGCAAGTTCCTGCTCTGCCATCTGGCGGACACGGTTTTCCGTCTGTGCCGCTTCTTGAGCCTTGGTGTTTACGAAACGCTCCCGCTCGGTCTCCCGCTCGGCAATGCGTTCCTGAATGTTGCGCGGAAGTGCGCTCCACTCTTCCTCGGTCTCTTTACTCCACGACTTCGGACGTTCGATGGCCGGATCTTCCGGTTCGGCGTCTTCGTCGGGGATCTCGTCGTCTTCCGGCTCGGCTTGCGCTTCGTCGTTGACTTCGGGATTCTCTTCTTCCGGTTCGGGCTTGGGACCTTCGTCGGGATAGAGGTCTTCGAGCGTGGTATCGCGCTGCTCGGCATTATCCGGCGCTTCGGTTTCCACGTAACGTTCTTCGACAGGCGCGGCTTGTTCGGTTGCGTCTGTCTGTTCGACAGGATCGCCGCCGAGTGCCACGGACTCATCCGTAAGCTGGCTCATTGGGTTTTCCTTGGGCATTAAAAAACCCCGCCGAAGCGAGGT